AATTTTTTTGGAGCACATTGAATCACGAAAAACTTGTAGATAACTGGCATATAAAGTATTTATGCGATGAACTACAAAGCGTTGCAGAACGTGTTTTTAAAAGAGAAAAAAAAGAGCACGACCTTATTATTAACATACCCCCTTCTATGTCCAAAACCTCTATTGTAAACATTTTTTTTCCTTTATGGTGTTGGGTAAATGATTATTCATTACAATTCATTAGCGTGAGCTACAGCTATCAATTATCTATAAATATAAGCGAGCGTTGTAGGGATGTTATGAGAAGCGACTTATTTAAAAAATATTTTTTCGATGTTAAGATAAAAGAAGATAGCGACACGAAGCAGTTATTCAGAGTAGTTAAAGATAATAAGGTTGGAGGCTTCAGGTATGCCACGTCGGTTGGCGGCACCATTAGTGGTATACACGGACATTTTATTCTATTGGATGACCCTGTAAACGCAGTAGACTCACTTTCAGACACTATGATAAAAAATACAAACGACTGGCTGGACAACGTAATTTTTAGTAGAAAAGTAGACAACGATGTAAGTGTTGTTATACTTGTAATGCAGCGTTTACACGAAAACGACACTACTGGCTACCTGTTAAGTAAAAACAAAAACATAAAGCATATTTGCTTACCAGCTTTGCTTTCAGAAAACATACAGCCATCCGACTTAAAAAAATATTATATAGACGATTTATTAGATAGAGAGCGACTTTCAAAAGATATATTAGAGCAGAAAAGAATTGAGATGGGCGATTATGCTTTTGCAATGCAGTATTTACAGACTGTAGTTCCGCGAAATGGAGGTTTTTTTAATATAGATAAACTTATAACAATAGATACATTTAATGAACTAAATGCTGTGCAAATTATTAGATATTGGGACAAAGCAGGTACACATGAAGCTGGTTGTTACACTGTAGGAGTAAAGATGGCTAAAACGCCTGATAATCGATTTTACATATTAGATGTAGTTAGAGGACAATGGGAAGCGAGTGAAAGAGAAAAAATAATAAAGCAAGTAGCTATAGGAGATCCAGGCAGGTTGTTACACTGTAGGAGTTAAGATGGCTAAAACGCCTGATAATCGATTTTACATATTAGATGTAGTTAGAGGACAATGGGAAGCGAGTGAAAGAGAAAAAATAATAAAGCAAGTAGCTATAGGAGATGGAACAGATACTATTATTTACATTGAGCAAGAGCCTGGCAGCGGTGGAAAAGAAAGTGCAGAAGCTACTATTAGAAACCTTGCAGGTTTTCGTTGTATAGCAGATAGACCGACAGGAGATAAAATAAAAAGGGCAGATGTTTTAGCAGTGCAATTAAATGCTAAGGGCGGATGTTTTAGGAGTGCAATTAAATGCTGGCAATGTATATATGCTAAGAGGTGGTTGGAATGCAGAATATAAAAGGGAGCTTGAGTATTTTCCGTTTGGCAAATATAAAGACCAGGTTGATGCAACAAGTGGGGCATTTAATATGTTAGCAAAAGGTAATAAAGCAAAAGTTTTAAATTATTAGTTAAGTAAAAAAAATTATATAAATTAGCAAAAAAATATATATGAAAAAGCAAGATATATTACAAAGTTATGAAAAGCTAAATAAACGTATTACTGATTTGCAAGAGAATTTAAATAGGCTTGATTTTGCAAGTTTATTTATGCAGTATGGAGGTGATAGAGATATTTACACTTCACTTGGTTATAATTTAGCACCAAGTTTTGCAGATTTTTATGCAAGGTATAGAAATCAGGATATAGCAAAAGCAATAATAGATAAGTTATGTAATTACACTTGGCGAGGTGATGTAAGTGTTTATAATGTTAGCGAGGAAGATAATGAGCAAAATTCTTTGTATAAAGTTTGGAACGAGCTAAATAAAACATTACGATTACAAAAAAAACTATTACAGTTAGACAAATTAGCAATGATAGGCGAGTATGCCTGTCTATTATTAGGTTTTAATGATGTTAAGAGTAATGAAGATTTTAAACGACCCGTTAATAAAAATAGTAAACTTTTATACGTTACACCACTTTCACAAGCTAATTGCACGTTTAACATTTTTGAGAATGATATCAGCAATGAAAGATACGGACAACCTTTATTGTATGATGTAAAAATTAAAAACAATCAGACTGAGATAACTTTGCAGGTGCATTACACACGCATTATACACGTTGTCTATGACGCATTAGATGATGAATTAAGAGGTGTACCATTTTTATTGCCTATCTACCATAGACTTGAGGATTTGGACAAAATCATAGGGGCTTCTGCTGAAATGTTCTGGAGAGGAGCACGTCCTGGCTACCACGTGAACATTAGTAATGAAGCGTATGCCGATGATAATGAAATTGCAAATAAACTTGAGCAAAGCTTGACAAAATTTGAACATAACTTACGTAGGTTTATAGCAACGCAATATGTTGACAAAATAGAAAGCTTGCAACAGCAAATAGCTGACCCTACTAACTTTGCAGATGTGCAATTCCAAATAATTAGTGCTATAACTGGCATACCTAAAAGGGTATTATTTGGCAGTGAACGTGGGGAATTAGCCAGTACACAAGATAAAGAAGCATTTAACGAGGTTATTTGGGCACGTAGAAAAGCTTTTGCAGAACCTGAAATTTTGAATAAGTTAATGGCAAGGCTAATAAAAGTAGGCACTATAAAACAAACTGATTATACGATAGAGTGGCAGAGTGTTTATGATGAAGACATAAACCAGCGAACTGAACGTGCTTTAAAATTAGCACAAGCGATAAATACTTTTACAGCAAATCCTTACAACGAAGAATTTATGCCGAAAGAAACCTTTATGAGGATAGTGCTTGGCTTCACTGACGCACAAATTGAGGAAATCACAAACGATTTGCAAAATATTAACAATGTAATTTTTAGCAAAGAAAATGATTTAGAAAATGAGTAATATAATTGTAAATGGATTTAAAACGCATATAAAAGATACTAAAGACCCAGCTAACATTTTGCGTTTGCAACTAAAATATGAACGTGCTTTGCTAAAAAAAATCACTGATATAGAAAAAATAATTAAATATGCAATAGTTGATAGAGATGTTTTTGGTATAAATGAGCAATTTGCAATTATGCAACTTACACCACCACCTCAACGTGCGTTTGCTTTTGAGACGAACACTAAAAAAATACAAGCGTTTATTGATTGGCTAAATAGCTTAATAAATGAAGACTTATTGAAACTCGGAGTAATGTCAGATATAGGTAATGTAAATGAATTCTGGGGTAACGTTTATATTTTTGAGAGTTATCAGCGTGGTGTTCAAAATATTAGATTTGATTTAAAGCAGCAAGGTATATATGATTTTAAAGATATAGACGCAGTAATGCACACGCCAGTCCACCTTGAAAGGGTTGCTCAAATGTTTTTAAGAAATTATGAAAATTTAAAAGGCATAACATCTGATATGAGTAAGCAGTTGGCAAACGCATTAAGTGAAGGTTTTATAAATGGTTTATCGCCGAAAGATATTGCAAACAATTTGGTAGAACTTATAGAGAAAGGCAAGATGGCTGATATATCTATAAAAGATAAATTAGGTAGAACTATTAGCACAAAAAATAGAGCAAGTTTATTAGCACGAACAGAATGTATAGCAGCACATGTAAATGGAGCAGTAGAAGAATGTATAAGGATGGGCTATGAAAAAGGGCAAGTATATGCAGAATATATTGCAGGCTATGATGATAGAGTATGTGATGAATGCTCAAGATTGCATTTGCAGGTATTTACATTAGAAGAAATAAGAGGTTTGATACCGATGCACCCGAGATGTAGATGTACGTTTGTACCTATTGTAAAATAAAAATAAAAAATATATATTATAAAAAATAGATATATGGGAAATAATAGGGAAAAAAGAAACGTTAGAGATAGGATTTTAATGTTCTTTAAATAATAACAACAAATAAAAATAAAAAAAAATGGACAGGAACGAAATTAAAGAAAAGCAGGAGAAATTAGATAAAGCGGCTAATGATATGAAGAATATTGGTTGTGGTATAATATCTATTATTCTTTTAGCTGGAATAATTATTTATTGCATAATATTGTTAGGAGCATTATTTTAAAAAAATATTTAAAAAAGTATACTATATGTTAAAAAAATGATATATATTTGCAGAAAAAAGCTATGAAGAAGGTAATTAATAAAATTAACAAAAAATTGCAGAATGTTGATTTAAAGCAGGTTTTATACGCTTTTATACGATGTTTTTTAGTAGCTATTGTATATATAATTAATTTTGTATTTTTGTTTTTGCAATTAATAGTAGCTACAATTTATATGCTTTTAGAGAAAATTACTAGCTACTTAACAAATTTACAATTAAAAATAAAATTATTATGGATAAAATATTTATAGTGCAACCGTATCCGAACGAGCACGCTTGCAGGGTGCAAGAGCCAGGCAGAGATGAACGTTTTGCAAGAAAAGAATTAGAACATGAAGGTAAAAAATACTATGCAATTATAAGTTTTTTGAAGGATTGGGGGTCAGAAATACAATCATTTAGGTATCCAAAAATCTTTTGGAGCGAAAAGCAAGCTGCAGAGCACTGCAAAGAGCATGATGGAAAAACATTTGAGGCAGCAAGAACTGAAGTAGAGCAAATAGCAAATGAATTTACTTTAGAGCATGTAGAAATAGAAGGTAAAGATTATATAAAAATGCCAGTTGTATTTTTGAAGGAAGGTATTTTAGAAGGCAGTGCAGGAGCATTATTACATAAAGCAGATATCTTTAAAGATTATGCAGAAAGATTTAATAAGATACAAGTTACTTATATGCACCCG